TTCTTTGTTTGCTTCTAGTCCTGTATTCCACAATGAAGTGTTGTACTCAGACACTGGGTCTTTTTTACCGATAGTAGTTAGTGATTTCTCAATATACCAACCACCTGGTCCTTGAAACCCGTGATCGAAATAAGATACCCATGGCATCTCTTCTCCTTCGGGTGTTGGTAAGAAACGAATTATTGCATAACCATTACCTGACTTATCAAGTTCTGGTTTCCAATAGTTTTCGTCTCCGTAAGATTTTTTTTCACCACCTGATGGTGAGGCAGATTCCATTGCTGCCCTGAGTTTATCTAAAGATGTCGACATTGTATTCTCCTTGTATTAAACATTGTATCGCATTATATTAGCATTTTATCTAAAGACTCTAGACCTTGACCTAGAATCCACTTATCTTCGACATTAAATCGAGATACTATATCAGTATACTTGATTCTGTCGAATCCGTCAATAGGGTTTTTAAAGTATAACTCTACATTCGGATACTCTTTATTTATGTATTCTAAAAGAGCAATAAATTGTGCTTTTTGCACATCACCAACTCCAGAATGATACGTATAATTATCTCTGTAGTTGTATTGTCCTTTGAATACATTCTCTACTTGATCGAACTGTAATGAGTCATAACCAAGTAAACATATCTCTTTATAACCGTGATCTACTGCATAACCTAGAGCATACATGCCTGATAACATGTTCTTGAACTCTGGTTTTTTATATATAACTATGTTATCTTGATGGGTAGTACTATATCCAGTGAAGTAATGTCTCCCATCACATGCACCTGTAGTCAACTCTGACTGCATCACAAATGCATTGTCGTCTGGTCGGCGAGTCTCGACTATCTCACCATCTATTCCCATCTTAATCATTTCCCATGCATCAATAGGCAGTTCGTTCCATTCTCCCATTACTACTTTGTTAGTCTTGTAGTATTCATCTTCTATGATTTTATGTTGTGGATATACGTCACCACAAAACACTAAGTCAGGTGTATGAGTAGTGTAGATCATGTTAAACCCCCACCATTCACCTAGTGCATCTAAGTCCAGATCTTTCCTTGATGGTCCATTACCTACTAAGTAGAGCATAGTTGTATTAGTTGTTGTTTAAACTTGGGGAAGTCATAGTTAAGAAACGATTTGTATTTCTGTATCTTTGCTATTACTTCTGGGTATACAATAGTTTCAGTTATTAGATCATTCCACTTCTTACTATACCCTGTTACATCATCTAGTATACACATCGTTTCAATAGAAACGTTTTTTGCCATATACTGCTTAAGTAAATAGGGGTGTTGACCGTTTTTAACTGTTAACACTTCTTGTATAGATTTTTTGTCGAGGAGTCTTGATACATCTAGATCAAATAGATAGGACATTTTTTGATTTCTTTTCTTCCATTCTGTAAATCTCTTATGAGATTCGTTCTCTAGCATTTCACCTGCCCACATATCTTTAACTGATAAATTCGCAATGTAGAAATGTTTCAATTCTTCTTTATACTTACGTGATAATTTTGCGAAGTGAAACTTGTCATTACGTTTTAGAAAGGATGGCAAATCTGCTTTTACTTTGCCATTGTATTTGACAAAGTTATACCCTGCAGAATTAAAGTGTAACTTAATTCCAAGGTATAACAGATATGCATCGTACCCTTCTCTGCTTGTCATTACTTATTGACAATAACTTTTTTAGGTTTTGGTGCAACGATACTCGATGTTGCTTGTGTCCACCCTTCTACTACTTTATCGTTAGTGGGTGTTACGAATGTGAAAGTATCAAAAGTCATTGTATCAGGATTTTCTACACCCGTCATAGCAACACCTTTTGCAAAACCCATACTTGAATTCTCTGGGTTAGTTACAATCATTCTAGGATCTGCAAGTGTAAGTGGTTCTACTGAATCCACTTTACCAACAAACTCGCCGTTTAACGTTACGACTGAAACGATATCACCTTTTTCCATAATTACTCCTTATCAAAAAACGTTTGTAGAGAACCTCTACTACTTTTAACCCTGTTGATAAGTTTGAGACTTTCTGCTTCTGCTTCAAGTTTCTCTTTCAATGGATTAGAGAGCAAACGTTTGGCACCCTCTGGTTCAATATTGTTATCTTCACATATCTTAAGTATAGCACTCATGACATCGGTACGTTTATCTACAATTAGACGTTCAACTTTTTCTGTAAACTCTTTTTTACTAATCATTATACTAGTGGTGCTCCTGATTGTTCATCGAATAGTATGTTTTCTCTCCAATCTCTGACAACACTATAGTACCCATAATACGTAGGACTACTATCATGAACTCCAAGACCACCTTCTGCATAATCTGTTTCTAAGAATTCTATAAGGTGTTCTGCTTCTTCTATTAGGCCAAGTGTAAGTTCATCTTGACTTTCAATTTCGAGATAATCTAATAAAGAGTTATATGCATTATCGTATGCTTGTTGATGAACCCAATCATCTGCTTTATAGATCATCTTACTCCAATTCCAATCTTGCTTTAGATTGAATTCTTTTTTATCTGACATTATTATTATACTCCGTATAGATTCTCATATTGCTTACGTAATTGTACCAACTCTTCGATATGATCTTGAGGGTTTGATGTAAACAACTGAAAACCTGATTGCCCTTCAACTGCAACGATGGCAGTCACTTCTTCAATTTCTTGACCTGTTAATTCTTCAACCATAAGTGCATATGCAGTCATTTGGACATACCACCCTGTTGCCATGCTTTCAGTCTTCATCTTACTAGAAGTCTTAAAGTCGATGATTGATAAGACATTATCAAATAGACCTACACAGTCTACTCGTCCTGCCATTTTAAGTTCTGTTGAATAAAGAGGTGCCTCTAAGGCAATAGGTATGATTTCATCTAGTACTGGTTGTACACCTTTAAACATACTCTCTTGTAAGATATCATCAAACTCTATGTACTCTTTTTCTTTTCTAAGATAGTCTTCTACGAGTTGATGAAACTTTGTACCTCTTCGTGTTGCTCGTGCTGATACTCTGTTTGCTTCTTCCGCACCAACACGTTCTCTCCACAATTTAATCTGTTCTCTGCTTCGAAGACCTGTAACTGTCGTTACTGATGGGTACTTGATAGTACCAGTAGGATCAACATAGAAACGTTTTCCATCTTCTTGTATGGTGTTTAGTTGAATGTCTTCGAGTTCATGTAACTCTACTTTGTTTAGTTTTAATTTAGTCATAATCTATTCTACTTCTTTTTGCTCTGTAGGTCAACATGTTTTTTGATAGTATCTCTAGTCTTCACTTCTTTTGCAGACTTTCTATGATACCTTTCACCAAGTGGTGTGTCGATATTGTTTGATGCAATCTTAGACATCACTTCTTTAAATCCAGAATCTGGTTTAACTCTGTCCCCAATCCCACCCACTGTAGTTGGGGCAGAAAGAACTTGTTGCTTTAGATGTGGGTTATTTGCTTTGAATTCATCTAACTTAGTGTAAGACATGATATGTTCTTCCACCTCATTAGTATCAGTGTTTAGAAAGTCGTATGCTGGCATTAGATTGGGTTTCCTTGTATTCGTTTCTCTACAAGTTCTTTCACTTTCTCTTCTGAATACCAAAGACCACTAAACATTTCTTCGTGATCTGGCCAAGTAACTATGTAACGTTTGTAACCGAATGGTCTTTCTGAGAAGATTCTTACATCTCCGTATGATTCAACTAATACTCTCATGCTAACATAAACTCTGGTACAGGTCTACCTGTCCATTTTGCGAAATCTTTTTTGTAGATTCTATAGTATTTATGATACGCCTCAACAGTTGATTCTGTCTTGACATCATCAGGCATACACTGAGGTGGTTCTGACCATCTACCAAGTTTGATATTGTCAGGTAGATTATTAAGAACATTTCTAAGTTTAGTATCTGTCAGGTGTTTCTTTTCATACCTGTAAGTATACTCTTCACATAGATTAACAAACATATCGTATGCAAATTGATATTGAATAGCATTCTCACGTACCCATCGTGTAGAGGGGTGATTGATATGACTTGCTTTGTATAAGATGCCTTCACGATCTGGATCGAGACGCCATCTTTGTATTCTACGTCCACTAGATGCATCAGTGTATTGATCACCATCGAGTATACGATGTGCCGTTGATAGCATCTGGGCATACTCGATAATCATCTTAACTACATGTTTGTCACAGTGTAGTTTTGCTGATACTTCTGGTTGTCTGTGTAAATAAAATAAATTCATACGTTGCTTTCTATGTTGTCTACAGTACATTGTACACTATCAACTGTACTTTGTAAAGATGATATTTCAGATTCTAGTGTACTCATTGCACTATCCATCTGATCAATCATAGAATGAGTTGCATTTAGATTATCGTTAATCTCGTTTAATTTATCCATTAAATTTTCAAATAGTTTATCCATTATTACCTCACTTATAAAAAATATGATCTGTTATTATTACTGTCTCGTTAAGACTTTCATTCCAATATGGATCGACATATAAAGAATGATAATGTGTTGCACCTTCTGTAATGTCAGGATATAAACCCATGATTACATCTTGTGCTATTAGATACGATTCAAAGAATGTATCAGTGTCTAGAGGTTCATCTGACTTGCCATCACAGAACCAACTAAACTGACATTGATTACGAATCGGCACTTGTTTGCCTTTCCAATTCTCACGCCACTTTGCTTGGTAGATTACACCACAAATATCTTTAGGGTATGCACTATGATCCATACGATTTAGTACTACATGTGCTACTGCTACTTTACCAGCAAGTGGTTGATTACCTGCTTCAAAATAGATGTTCTTTGCCATACATACTACTTCGCCATTCTCATCGGCCGCATGTACGTTCTGAACCATCACTAACATACCAACTATGAAACCAAACACTGAACCAAAACTGAAACCAATTAATGTTTTATGAAATTGTTCTTTAACGTGTCCGTCAATTACTTTTCCGTATTTACTTGTCATTCTTTTTCTCCCACCACAAAGGTATTTGTTTTCCGAGTCGTCTCTCGTTGCTCATGTGAACACCTAAATATGCCATGTGACCCATGACAATCAGTGCAATGATTCCTAGTAGAATGTCCATTAACAACCACTAGTCATATGAACGTAACCCTCGTCACACTCACTGAGTAGTTCTCCACATAAACAATACTTCTCTTCTTCGGGATCTGGTGCACCGACCATATCTCGAATATCTGCTTCAGTTAGAGTTTGCTCACCGTTTACAGTTGAACACTCTGCTAACAAATTAATATATTTCTCTTCCATTATTCTTCTCCTATTAAACTAAAATGATCTTTCCAGAACTTGTCTGTCTCCTCTTCTCTGATCTCATTTGACACCCTTAACTGTTTAGGTGTAATGAGTAATGCTTCACAAAAATCTAACAACACATCACCAAAGGGTATACGATTGTTAGAATGCCAACGAACTACATCACCGGGTGCGACATAGAAATCGTTCTTGTATTTGTTGACTGCATCGTCTGTAGTAGAGAATGTACCTGTCACACCCCACCTTGAGTATTGACGTCCAGCAGACGTTACTCTATCTTTAAACTTTTTTGGATATTCTCTGAACTTCATACAAAACTCCCGTTTCTTTTAGTACCAGCAATAGCACCTGAACAGTAACCAGGTCCGTATTGCATTCTCTCTGTCAACTTGTAACCTTCGAGAATGTTACCTCTCGCGGTGTTAAGAGTTGGGGCAGACCACCCCGATGCTTTAAGAACATCACCAACTTTGAACTTATTGTTGCCAACGTTAATGAAACCCCACACTGAGGCACCACTACCATTTGCATCGTCATAGTTGATTACTTTGATATACTTCTTACCGATTTTGAAATCGTAATAAGAACCCCTTTCTTTGCAATGATCCCAAACAGAATGTTGGATAGATTGTAACTCATCACAAAGGTTTTGAACTGCATCTGCTAGTTCAGTTGCTTTTGCTATTGCATTCATATAGTCTCTCCTATAGTAATTAATAAAAATACTCCTAGAATAGGCAAAACAAAGTCCAAGTCTAGAAGTCCGTGTGTATTAATAAATCTCATCATGTTTATAGTATATAAAAAAGTGAGACCCATAGTCAAGGGGTTGCATTACTTATTTTCTAAGTAAGTCTGTAATGCTTTGCGTTCAATAGGTTGCAAGTCTGCTATGCTATTGATACGTGACCAAGTTGTGCCGATTGTAGTTAGTTTATTACCACACACTACTGCGGCATTCCACATGGCATCATCGTCAGGAAACAGTTCATTCTTTTCACACAAGGCGATCATAGTTCGACCGATTTGTACGAGTTGCTTTACTGCTGGTGAATCGTCATAGTAAGATATTGACATTTGTATACTCCGTTAATTAATTTAGAGTACATCATATCAAAAAGTGAGGGTTAAAGTCAAAGACTTTTTTGAATATTATTAAGTTTTTCGATTTGTTTCTGAATCATTTCTGATCTGTTCGGCCAGTAAATGTAGTCTTTGTCTGAATCCTTCATTAAATTCTCAAGCAATGGTCGTATGAAGTCGTCCATCTGTGAGATAACTTCTTTAGATGTCTGGGTCTTTTCGACTATCTTTGTATCGACCGATGCCAGTTCATCGGCATCCATTGCCGTAAAACCAAAATCGTTGTATTCTATATCTGACATAATTATATATTTAGTTAGTTTGTGTATGTATTTAGTTCATTACTTAACAAGTATTCTGTGACACCTTGGACACCTGATTGATATTTTGCCATGTTATCCCTAAGAGAACCCAGGCAGAACCGTTTGGTAATTCTGATATCGTAATGATCTGGAGTTTCGAACTCTAAGTTAGTGTCATGATACTCAGACTCTTTTACAGTATCTAACCATATAACGAAATCACAATTAAGAAACTTTCTCATTTCATTATATGGGCATACAAAGTCAAAGATGCCTAGATCATAATGTGAGAATCGATATGCTTGTCTGAGTCTACCTTCTCTTGTAAAGTCCCAGTCGCCACACTTCTCTCTAAAGGTATCTCCGTTGTAATGTGGTATGATAAAGTGGTGTGCTAGTTCTCTTGCTAGTGTTGTTTTGCCTGATCCAGGTAACCCTGTGATTAAGATTGTTTGCATTGAATGACTATATGCCTATGATAATCTTCTGTATCTTTTATATATTGAAACTCGATGTTGTCACCTAGTTTAAATGGGCATAAGTCTTCAGATAGTATAAAGAACTTGTTGTCTTCATCTACGTCAAAGTCTTCTGTCTTTGGATTTCTATTAGTGGTATACCAATACAATGGTACTCGTTTGAACTCTGCATCGTCTTCATAGACCTCGTTGTCTACAATGATCTTATCTTCATGAAAGTATAGTAATGCATAGTCTAATTGTCTTAGACCAAGGAGTGTAACGTAGGTGTTAGGTAAGTCGACTCGAACACAACCCTCGATGTTCGAAAGTTCGTGTTCGTAAGTTCGACTTATTTTTGATATGTCTATTGACTTAGCAGTGTCTACTTTAGAAGTAACCGCCGTCTTGTCTATCGGTTGTATCGCCATCTTCTTCACCCTCTTCTGTTGCACTAACAAACTCACCTGCATCTTGTAACTCTTTAATGAATGCTTGTGCATCATCTAAGAAATTAACAATCATTGCAGTCTTAGTATCAGACATTGATACATTACCAAACTCTAGGGTATCTGCAAGAGTTTTGATTTCAGATTTAGTCATTTGCTTCAGTTCTGATTCTGAAGGTATAGTGATTTCTTCAAACTCTTCTTCTGCTTCTTCTTCTCTGAGTTTGTTCTTTTCATCTACAGCGGCCTGCAAATCTTCTACACTGTCATAAGTCTTGATTTCTTTTTCAAGTGTTGACGGTACTTTAGCATTAGAGATTACTGGTGTATCTGTCTTAGTGAAGTTTGGTTGTGACTCAGTATCTTCTTCTGCTATCTTTAAATCTGGTATCTCATCTTCGAACATATCGAGTTGAGTTTCTTCGTTTGCTACAGACTCTACTTCTTCATAGAACTCTTCTGTTCCTGGTGCATCTTCAGGTACATCGAGAACAGTTTCGTTTTCGAATGCATCTGCTAGTTCGTTTGCTTCGAGCATTGCATCGTCTAAAGTCTTCTGCTCTTGCACTTCATCTGCAAACTCTTTAAATGCTTTCTTAGTGTCTTCTACTTTTTCAACAAAGTCACCATCTTGAGAAATGGGTTTATCATCATTTGGATTCATCGATCTTGCTAGAGCAAACGCCCCGGTAGATTTCATTTCTACAGGTTTAGTTTCTTGTGGTTGTGAAACAGATACTACATTAGAAATACCTTTCTGTAGGTCTTGCATTTTCTTTTCAAGTTCATGTACTCTTGCTTCAGCATTTTTTCTAGCAACTCGTTCTTCGACAAGTTTTTGTTTCTCTTGTTCTTTAAACTTTGCTTGTGTCTCTAGGAGTTCTAGTTGCTCTTCTTCTTGCAATTCAACAAGTCTACGTTGTTGATTTTCCATGTACGTTTTATGATCAAGTTGGGCCTTCCTGATTTCGTCTCTAACTAATACCATTGCATCAAGTTCTTCTAACTTAATGAGACCTGCTTTTAGTTGACCCTGTAAGATCAAGTCTAAGATTGGTAATGATTGGGGTGAGAGAGTTGCTTTGTAACCTCTTACACGTTCTTGCAACTTCTCAATTTCGGTTTGCTCAACTTGTTCTTGAGCAAAGTTTGATTGGTTTTCAATTTCTGCCATAATAATATCCTACTTAAAAAAATCCATGGAGCGGTACACGACTAGAAGTTTACACATAGAAGTTAACATTAAACTTCCTTTTTCTTTTATGTATAGTCTCGGACCACATTAATATTTATTAAAAAGTAACGTTTGGGAATGCCTTTTGGGCGATCTCTTTCGTTATATTTTTAAAGGGATTAGTCTTATCTTTAACTAATTCCATTAACTCTGCTTCCTTCTCAGGAATGCCTTCAAGTAGTTCAATCCACATAGTTTCTCTTTTTACTTGTGGTACTTGTTCTGTAACAAAGTACTTGAACTTCCTAAACTCAAATCTTAACTGTGTTTGTGATAAGTCAGGACCAGGTGCATCGTTTACTTTGTATGGTGTTTTACCTGCTGGTAATGTTGACTTGATATTATCATCAAACAACCATTGTAGTACTGCTTGTACCGCACCGTTCCTTTGTCCAAAATGAATTAGACCATTAATTGCAAAGTCTTCGTTTTCTTCTGCAACTAAGTCTGCTTGACAAAGAATCTCATATGCATCTGCATTGTTAGTTAGTTTCTTTTTCTCTGTCACTAATTCCATTTTAGGTTTGTTAGGAGCACCCTTTGGTCTCCCTCTTCCTCTTTTTTTCTTTTCTGTCATAATGAAAAATCTCC